ATTTCATCAAATCCAAAGTCATCACCAAATTCAATTGATGCATTATCAGTCGAACTGAGAACACCAATACTTGCGTTGTGTTCATGTGATGCAGCAATTGTGTTATCATGAGCACGAAACACAGTTACATTCTGACCACTGATACTTCTAATCTTCATGATTTCAGTATCAATAATAATTCTTTGATTTGCAGCAAGATCTGTAGTTGCACTAACCTTAAATTTTGTAACCTTCTCGTTTATTCCACCATCAAGAACTGTTGCTGTATCATCATCATAATTTTGTTTAGCGAGAGGCGTTGCACTATATCTTTGAACTCTCTTTGCAGTTTTAATATTTGTACTACCATAGTAATCAACATCAACTTTCTTGATAAGACCTGCTGGATCATCTGCAACAGGGCCGAATAGATAAGTCTTTGCAGTAAATCCTAAAGTGTAAATTATTGTTCTACGAGTCTCAAAACTTCCCTCATATTGATCACTGTAATTGATACTTTCTAAAACAATTGGAATATCTTTTTTCTCACCAATTGAATCAATTAAATTAATTGTAATGTTAAATGATGGTTGAAAATAAGGTACAATCTGTTCAAGTATTTGTAGAGCGTCATCACTTAACTTAGCCATGATACTAAGTTCAAATGAAACATTATATGGAACAGGCATATAAACTTTCTTTGCAGTTGTTCCACCTTTCGCAAGAAAAGTTTGTGCAATCCCAGTTTTGCGAGTTGGATCATACTGTATTCCCTGCATCTCAAAGGATAATCTTGGAAGAGTTATTGCAATCTCTCTTTCTAAATCTGGTTGTTGTTGAATTCTTGCCAAAAATTTCTGCATTGGCCCATAAGCCAATGGCACTTTCATGACACTAAAATTTGTCCCACTCGCATCCTTGTGTCGAATGTTAATATTATTAAAGAGAGTACCGAAACCGATAACCGTCTTTCTTAATATTTCATGATAGAAATAAGTACCTAACATATCAAAGCTTTCTAACTATTTAGAATGTTCCGAATGGATTGCCCTCAGAGAAGTCTAAAATCGCATCGGCCTCTGTTTCAAAGTTTGCATTATCGTTATACTGATTAGCGTTAAACTCTTCATTTGGATAATTATTTGGTTGATCATAACTTACAGAAAGAATTACATACTCTGCACCAGATTCAAGTCCTTTAATTTTCTCACCAACTTGAAATTGCATTTTAGTCAACATGCTAACATCAAGAGTTCTAGAATCAGCATCCCATACTTTAACTCTTGCAGTCTCTGATGAATCAGATGAAACTTGAACTGTTTCATTGAAAATATAATTACCATCTCCTATTGATGTTGCAGCACCAATTGTGATTGCTGGTGCAGATGTGTATCCACTACCAGCGTTACTAATTCTAATCGCACTAATTGTTCCACCGACCATGACGGCCTCAGCAGTTGCATCTGTTCCTCCTGATGGTGCTGTAGTAATCGCAACATTTGGTGTAGTAGTGTAACCAGAACCACCAGACGTAATTGTAACGATACCTACAGAACCTAGAGTTGTGATGCCAGCAGTCGCTATACCAGTGCCTGGCACGGTTACAGTGGGTATTCCGATATATCCACCGCCAGGATTGATTAAAAGAATTTTATCGATAGATTTAGCAGTTCCGATACCTGATCGAGAGGTCATGATTGCAACAGCAGTTGCATCTACGCCAGGTGATGTACTGATCGAAACCGTGGGTGCAGTGAGATATCCATAACCATCATTCTGCACAAATATTTGTTGAACTGCACCAAAGTTAAGAGTTGTATTTGCAGTTGCAGTCGCACCTATACCAGATAATATGAGTCTTGCAGCATATCCATCTGTTTGAACAACCTGATCAATTGTCTCAACATTTGTATCAATAACCTCATCCTCATATTCAAACACTTCACATGTGAGTTGATATGTATAATTCTTTCTTAATTGATAGTTTGGTTTTTCAAATTCAACATATTTAATTTCAAATAATTTCTTACCTAAAGGAGAAAATAATAAGTCTCCCTCTCTTGGACGATTTGATATCTCATAATCATCCTCTTGTTTTTCTAAAAATGGCGAAACTGATTCTTCAAATCTCTCTCTAGAGATTACAAAAGTTGCCTCAGTTGTAACTCGAACACCAAATTTTGTAAGTATGTCTCCCTGTCCAGCATATCCATCAACATTCATCAAATATGCCTCAAGGGGAAATGCCTGATCAAATCTAGATTCAGTTACCTCTCTCATGATGGTTCTTGATGTCATCAACTTACGAGGAATATAATGACAATCAAGGCCATAAGTCCTTAATTGTTCATTAATTAAGTCCTGTACTAAACCTTGTTCTCCCTGAGAACCCTGTAGAAAAAAAGGATTTAACATTATCCAATCATATCAAGTGGAGGCATCTCATAATCAGTAGCCATTTTAGCTCTTATTTCATCTATCTCCCTAACACCATCATCATATATTTGACGACCATTTAATTGAATACCGCCAGGCAATTGAACACCTTGAAACTTAATTAAATTCATACCCCATTGTTTTTTACACAACGCAGTGAAATATCTTTTTAAGAACTGATCATTGTACACTTTTGTAAAATCATCTGGATCTAAGATTCGGAAACAATCAATGACCAAATAATCACCTACGTTTACCG